GAGTTGCTGTCGGCCAGCTTGAAGCGCTTGTCGGTCGGGTCCTTGTAAAGGACCTGTCCAGCCGTGATCGCTGCGCCGGCAATGCCATCCTCGACGCTCGCCGATGCACCAGCAACGACATTCGCCGCAGTGATTGAGATATCCGCCATTATACCCTCCTATGCGGCGCGTGTGGCCGTGATGTCCCTGCCGGCGTTCAACTCCGCGGAGGGAGCGTTGCCGGCGATGTCCCATGTGCCGCCGTCGAACACGATGCGATGCGTGCCCGGCTCGACTGCGTTCGTCTTAGCGTTGGCCAGGACCGTGAATGTCGCTGGCAGAGATGCCGTCTTCTGCACCGCCTCGCGCTGTTCCTGTCCGGTCCCGAATTTCACCGCTGCCCACTCATTGGCAAAGCCGGCCCAATTGGCGTCATCCTCGCGCCCGTCACCGCCGAGCGCGTCGGTCTGCTCAGTGAATGCCTGGAACACGATCAGCCGGTTGCGGCGAGAGGCGTCCATCAGAGAACCGATTCACAATAAGGGCGAACCAGAGACGAAACTGCCAGCGGTACCTCCGCGACAGTCGCACCGACAACGACCGACTCCCGGCGGCCATACCAATGCCCGATCAACAGCAGCATGGCCTGCTTCAGCGCCTGCGGAACATCCTCCGCACTCGCATAGCCCGCCGTATACGTAACCATCACGGTGCCCGCCCCCGAATATGGGGTAGGCCATGTTGTCCCGATCGCTGACGTGACACGCGCCGGGCGACGGTAGGCCTGGAGCCACCAATCATCAGCCGGCTGCGTCACCCCTGCACCATCGAGATAGTCGATGACCAGTGTCGCATCGGGCGCTATCGGCCAGCCGGAAAGCCTTAGGCAATCGAAGCTATCGAACGTCTCCGTCACCTCCCGCTCGACCAGCACAAGAGCGGTGAAATTCTCCACCCACTCCCGAGCCGCTACGATCAGCGCGGTGATCAGGTCGTCCTCGTCATCGGCCGTGACCCTGATATGGGCCTTCGCCTCTTCCAGCGTGATCGGCTCGGCCATATTACCGGTCGATCCTGCTGAGCACCGGGTAGAAATCGGCGGTTACCGTCGATCCATCCCCGTTGACGAGAACGAGAGCACCCTCACTCGTGACCTCAGCAGCGACAACCGGCTGACCTGCGTCGCCGCGGGCGCCAGGGCTGCCTCGCTCGCCCTGCTGACCACGCTTGCCGACACCGGCAAGAAGCTGCCAGCCTTCACCCGGGCATGATCCGGGCTCATCCGCCAGAGCGACGAACGAGCTGCCATTGAGCATCACGATGTCCAGCTGCCGATAGACGGCGTCCGGCTGGTATGTGCCGCTCGGGTTTAGGGAACGCCCAGCGGCACCGTCAGTGCCGGCAGAGACGATCAGCAACCAATCGTCATGCGGCGGTGCGTGGCCTGTATCACGCAGTGCCTGATAGACGCTGCCGGCGTGCGTCACGATATCGTTCTCGTAGTGGACGGCGTCGGTCCATTTTGTGATCTTGCCTACGCGACCATCGGGACCCCGCTCGCCAGTATCTCCATCCTTGCCGTCCGCGCCGGCCGGTCCGGCGGGAAGTTCGATCTCGAATATCGATCGGGTCTCACCTACCGTGAACGCGAACTCGACGATTGATCCATTTTGGATGACTTGAATATCTTCGACATCGCGGCCGTTGGCACCGTCAACGCCATCCTTGCCATCTTGGGCCGGGGGTAGCGCTGAGATGGCCTCACGCACTTGGTCAGCAACCATCCCACTAACGACGTCCATGTCTACATCGCGACCCGGTGCGCCGGGCTCGGCTGGCGGTAAAGCGCTTACAGCCTTCCCGACTGCCTCTTCGACCATGGCAGCAACTACCGCCATGTCCGCATCCTTACCGTCTGCCCCCGGAGATCCATCCTTGGGCAGTGGGATTTCCGCGACCGCCGCTTGGACCATCTGACGGATCACATCCGGATCTGCGTCCCTTCCATTGACCGGAGCCGGCAGAGAAGCAAAACGCTCATCAACCAACGGCGCGGCCGAAGTCGCGATCAAGGCCGGAAGCCCACGCTCGATCTCGTCGATCCGCGCCTCTACCGCCGCAAAAGGCGAACGGGCCTCAAGCTCGGCGATGCGCTCGATGAGGGGGGCGGTTGCGCGCTCGACGTAGTCACCAACCAATTCGGCGATCAGGTCAGCCAGCGCGTTTGAATCGAGCATCCAGCCTCTCTTTCGCCGCGCGCCGTACCGCCCATAGGTCGATTATATCGGCATCTTTCTGAGCCGCCGGATCGGGTGCCGGCAGAGCCTCGGCCGCCGGTTTTGGTGGCTGGAGATCAGCACCGTAGCTCAGCGGGACAACCTGCTGCTGCACCCGAGGCATCGCGCCATAGCCACCCGGCACAGTCGGTAGGTCCATCTCGTTGCGCGCCTCGTCCGGCGAGAACACGCCGCCGATCGTCCCCTTGACCAAGCCGTCGATCATCTCCGCGAAGTTGCTGCGCAGGAGAGCCTTCGTGTTCAGTTCCAGATATTCCTCGGGATATCCCTTCAGCCCAAAGAACAGCCCGACCGCCTCTTCGATATGGTTCAGCGCGAAGCCCAGGCCACTCGCGACCCACGACGACATCAGCGCTTCCGTAGAGGCGAAGGGTGTGCCGCCGACGCCAAGCACCTGCAGCGGAATCCGGAACGCTAGAGCCACGTTCTGATCGGTCATCTTCAGCATCTCGGCGAGCTGCGAATCGTCCGCGCTCGTCGCCACCGGCTTGGCCTTCAGGCCCCAGGTGAGGATCGGGGTGCCGCCGGCACCGTCACCCTTCGTCTGCGCGTCCCATAGCTCACGCAGCTGCTGGGTCTGTTCCTTCGTCAGTTTCTCATCCGTCTCCAGCATGAAGGAGGGACGAGCCTGGTTGAGATAGAACTGGATCTGCTGGTTGAGCGCGGCGCCGGCCATCGCGCGATCGAGGATCGTTGCGAGGATCGGGCTCTCGCCCTTCAGCGGATGCCGCGGCGTGTGCAGCCGGACGTGCAGGATGTCGCGCGCGGGGATCGGGTAGCCGAGGTCATAGCGCTGCTCGATGATCTCGTTGCCGGACACGTCATAAAATATCGAACCGTCGTAGGCGATACGGGCATAGCCGCAGCGCATCAGGTGCAGTTCGGATATCTCGCCGCGGTTGTTCCTGATCGCGAGCGCGAATGCCTCGCCCTTCTCATAGAGCCGGCGGGTCAGGTTCAGTAGGAAATCCGATATCGACTGGTAGTCGTTCGGCGCCTTCAGGATACGGGACAGCGCAGAATTGGTGACGCGCTCGCGTCCGCCATTGTCCAGCTTGCGCCAATGATCGCCGGGGCACATGGCCACCGTCTGCGCGTAGGCTGAGACACACGCCTCAACCATCGCGCTGCTCTCGCCGTACGGATTGACGTTATAGCCGAGTTGCCACCAGTTGATGAACTTGCCAGCCGCAGCCGACAGCCATCCATCCGACAGCATGTAAGGGCCAGGGCGATAGGCGCCCTCTGCCGCTTTCTCCTTTACCGGGAAAAGGCGGCTCAGGATGCCCAATTCAGCCTGCCTTGGATTCGCGGGTGTGATAGCCGCGCTTGGGCTGCTGCGCCTTCAGATCCTTTGCCTTGGCGCGAAGCTCCTCCGGATCGACGCTGCGGGTGCTCGGCACATCGCCGCGCATCGCTACGGCTGCGCCGCTCTTGTGGAGCAAGGCTCCGCTATCGTTGGGCGCGACCTCGTTCGGATCGACGGTCGTGCCGTCCTCCAGGATGTACCATGTCTCGCGCATAAGCCGCTCCTTCGAAAGGCCGGGGGCAGCGACTGCCGCCCCCGAACCGATCACTCCTCGGTGACGACGTGGAAGGCGCCGGACTTCACGTTGCCGCCGGACGCGATCACGATCTTCACCCGATCGCGGCTCAGCCGGATCAAGTCGTTCACCGCAGTGCCGCCGGACGCGTAGAGCGACGCGACGCCAGCGGTGGTGTTGGTGGCCGCGCGCGGGCGGGAGACCTTGGCGGCATTGACGTCGCTCTCGGCCCAGATCGTCTCGCCAGTCGCCTCGGAGGTGATCGTGAAATCCACGCCGTCGGCGAAGTCGGTCTTGATGTAGTGGATCGCGGCGATCCGCCCGGAGAGGAACGGGGTGTAAGCCGTGGCGCTGCCGTCGGCGATGGTGGTCACGTTGACCACGAATCTACGTGTCGTCATGGGGAAACCCTCCTTCAAACAAGTGTGATCGCGGCGCCAATCGGCACCGTTCTAGGAATCCAGCAGCCTGGATGCGGTTAGAGCAGCAGGCCCAGTGACCTTGCGAAAACGACCGGGTGCTTAGCTCCCTTGGATTGGTTGCAGGGCCTGCACAGATATTGAAGATTTTCAGGTCCGTTTGACCCGCCCAAGGCCAGCGGCATCACGTGATCGACATGCTTCTCGACTTCACCCAGGTCCGCTCGGCAATATGCGCAGCGACCACCTTGAGCCTCGAATATGGCGGCCAGATCTGAGGCGGTATGGGTGCCGCCAGCCTCTTTCGCTCTTGCTCGGCGCTTCCGGCGCGCAATGCGGAAATGCTCTTTGGCTTTCTCAGGGTTGGCTTCTAACCACGCCTTAGCGCTGGCGATGTTCGCGTTCCGATACTTACCCGGTTCCGCAAGGCGCTTTTCGGCGATGCGCTCACGATTGGCCTGATACCAAGTGGAGGCGTAGGCCTTCCGTTGGAGGGTGCCAGAATAGCCCCGCTTGCTAGCCTTAACCTTATCGGGATTGGCTGCCCGCCACCTCTTACCGCTCTCACTGTTCTTCGCGGGGTCATAGGACGCGCGCTGCTTCTCGCGGTCACATTCCATGCAAGTGATGCTGGCCACCTGTCGCTCGGCTAGATGCCCGCGTTTGCATGGCTTCCCAGTGAAATACCGCTTGAGGCCTTGCGCCTTTGCCTGTGCTCGGGTGATAAGTTCGTTAGCCATTGCGATCCTCGAACGATCGTTGGTGGTCAGGGCCGGGTCGCTGTTGAAGCAGCTTCCCGGCCCGTTTTATACCATGGACTCAGATAGTTGTCACCAACTAGTCCCATCCACCCATTGCACCATGCCGCTCCGGCGCATCTTCCAGGACACGTCCATCAGCATGCGAACGCCGATGGTTGCGGTCTGGAAGAAGCTGCGGATCGGATCGGCCACAGTGCCCGCCGCGCTGACGATCTCCAGCGGGGTCGTGTCCTCCATGTGGACAGTGGCCTGCTCGGAGATGTCGAACTCGGGCGCGTCACCAAGGGCGGTGGCGAAGTCCGAGTTGCGCAGCGCGATCAGGCGCCCGGAAGGGACCGTGGTCGACTCGATGATGTTGAGCCGGCTCGTCAGCGGAGCTGCCCAACCGAACTCACCGGCGGCGCCCGGTCCCGGCATCATCGAGAGCGCGAGGCCCTGCGCCGGGTTCATCAGGACTGTGATGTTGTCACCGGCGTTGGCGGCGTAGAAGGGCGCGAGCAGCGCCTTCAGATCCGCCACGACCGCCTGGTAGTCGCCGCCGCCGTAGCCGCTCGCAACCGCCGAAACGCCGTTGAGCAGGCCCGCCGGACGCGCCGTGCTGGCGGCCACAGCGTCGATGATCGCCGAGTCCAGGATGACTGCGGTGTCCTCCAGGATCGCCTGCCGCACCAGTGCCTCGATGGCGGGGGTGCTGCGCTTGGCGAGTTCGCGCGAGAACGGCACGATCACACCGAGCTTCTTCGGCGTCATGGTCACGGCCGCGGTGGTGACGCGACCGACCCGGATCGGCGAACCTTCCGCGACGAATCCACCACCCGCGCCACCAGCCGTCCGGCTCGGGAGCGAAACCGTGCCGATGCCGTCGAAGTTGACG